TGGAGCAGAAGGATCTGCAACGATATCAGCAGCAGTAGCAAGAGTAAAATCTTCTCCCACCACACTGTATCCTTCGTTAGTTTTATTTAGAGACCCTACACCTCTTGATGAAACACCAAGTTTAACACCTTCATCTAATAAATTAGATGCGATCTTACCCATTGGGGTGCTAAGAATCTTTGCTTTTCCTATAAAATTGTTTCCATTCTCTTTGAGGGATACAATTTTATGGGATACTCTGTCAAGATTGACAGTTGGGCCATCTGGATGACCTAGCTCTCCGAGAGCTCTACCTTTCTGAACAAAGTTTTCATTATATCTTCCAACTTCACGAGCAAGCGTAGACATTGGATACATTCTACCATTACGGTTTTTAATTTCACCTTGAAGGAATACACCTTCAATAAACAGATTCTTCTTACCGTTGCGACTTTCAACAATAACTTCAACCTGTTCTATTTCTTCTCTAATGAGTTTCATTATTGTGCTCCTGATATTTGAACTTGTTGTACATACAGTTTTCCTGATCCAGAATCAGTTCTTGCAGCAACGGTCAAAGTTCTTCTTGCTTCAGCTGCAGTTGTTACTGCATTATCTGAATTAAGAGCTCGACTATCATGATCAATTGTTAATTTTGCACCAAACTGTGCATATCCGATTGTTCTAGCTTCTTGAATTGAAACAACTTTTGCAGTTGTATTGAATCCTGTGACACCAGTGACACCAGAAATGGTTAGTACATCATCAACTTTAAATGGATTACCCATTCCCTCTGAGAGGTCAATAACTGTTGAAGCTCCTTTTGTAATTCCAGCAATACCCATCGAACTAGCTCTACCCAAATTTAAAGTAGCGGGAGTTCCAGAAGGAACAAAATAATCAGATGTAGTAGCGGTTGCAGTTGTGCCTATTGCTACATGAACATTTTGACTTATTGGAACAACTCTAACAGTATCAGTTTGAACTGCAAATTGAATTCTAGCTGACGTTGCAGATGTAGTAATCGTTTGTGAATCGCCTACTGGTTGATGTGCCATTTACTCTTCCTCTTCGGTTTCTTCAGCATTATCAAGTTCACCGACGGTTTCTACATCTTCTTCAGATTCAATTTCATAACCCAACATTGTATTTGCAACCGCAGGCTTAAGTGCATCTACTCTTTCAGTAGCCTTTGCAAATAGTTGGTTTTTTATTGAATCACTAATTTCAGATGGAGATTCATCCGCAATTACTAAATTCATTAATTCATCCATGAGATAAAAATCCTATACCTATGTTTTATTTATATGTCGCCACCTTTGGGAACTCCTGGCGATTCTGGAGCTTCGATGCTTGTTTCATCGATTTCTGGTTCATTTTGAGTTTTTCCAAGATTTTGACCCATCTCTGCAACTTGTTGTGCTAACATCATCTCCTGTTCAGTAGGTAAAATAATACCAGCTTTCTTCTCAGCAGCCATTTGTCTATCTTCTTGTACTATCTCTTCATCTGTTTGACGTAATATCTTACGACGAATATGATCAACAGAATAGTATTTTCCAATATAAGGATCAGCAGTTTGTAAAAGTCCAAGTCTTTCTTGCATCAATTCTGCTTCTTTAAGTTCTGCAAAATGATTATCATATAGGTAATCATATTGAATATGATCACTCATTGATTCCCATTCTTCGGGAGTTATCACATTCTTAAGAATAAGTTGAGTTTTAAGTATGTCATGGAAAAGATTACTAAATCTCTTTCTCATTCTTCCAACAAACTTAGTAAATTTAAGTTCATCTCTTAATATCTCTGATGATCTACCTAAACTAAATGAACTATTATCTGCCATACGAGATTCTGGAACATTCAAAGAACGGAAAAGTTTCTTCTGGAAATACTCAACATCTGTAAGTTCTCCTAAGTTTTGTCCGCCAGGCAATGTAGAAATCTCTGTTCCACGACCACCTTCACGACGAGGAAGCCAAAAATCTTCCATCATACTCATGAATTTCTTATCATCACGAACTTCTCCAGTGTTTGCATCATAAGTTAACTTATTACGATACCTCGACATAACTTCACGAAGGTATTGTTCTGCTTTTGCCTTTGGTAGATTACCAACATCAATATAAAATATTCTTCTTTCTGGAGCACGAGACATACGATAGATGACTAGTGAATCTTCAATCATTCTTAATTGATTGAGTGATTTAATTGCTTTCTGTAGATAAGAAAGAACAGTTTGTTTATTACGATCTACTAAACCTGATGTGCAATATGCAATGGCATCTTTAGCAAACTTAACTGCATCCTTTTGTTGACCTGTGACTGCAACAGAACCATATTGGTTTTTCTGATAAGAATGAGGAGTGTATATAAAATATTCGGATAATCCTTCAAAATCTGCATTTAATGGGTCATTATTAGCGCCTGGATTATTGCCTGGCGTATATTGAATTGCGTTTGCACCACCTTTTTTCTTCTGTTCTCTTACATATTTTATTTTAAGTGCATCAATATATCTAAGTTCTTTAATTCCTTCTTCTGGTTTTTGTAAATCTATAACTTTATGATAGTATATTCTTCCATCTACATACCAATTACGAAATATCTCATGTGCTTTTTTATCAAAGTCCAGCATTTCTTTAATATACTGAAACTCATCACGAATAATTTGTTTTACTCTATCTCCAGTCTTTAAATTTTCTAGATCAATTTGAATCGGTGAATCATTTTGATCTGCAACTATTGCTTCACATAGAATATCTTCTATCGCAGAGTCAACTTCGGGATGTAATGACATCTCACGATATCTACGAATTAGATCATATTCTGTTTTAAATACGCCCTCTACATCTAAATATTGTCCATAAAACCCAGACGCCAAATAGTAGTCTGCACCGTCCTCATTATTTTTGGGGACAGGTGAGACTACCGATGGTGAAGGTTTCTTATATGAATCATCAATCGAGAAACCAAATAGTTGTGCCATTGTATAATTATACCTTTACTGGTATTTATATTGTATCTTATATCGTGAAAAATATCAACCTTATGTGGTGCCTGGAGCTGGTGCAGCTGGTAAACCACCACCTACTGTCCAGAATAAGTAATTGAATGTTACTTGGAACTCTTCAATTGAGTCTGTTGCACCATAATCTAAAGGAATAGCACTAACAGCTGATGGATAAATCCCTTCAAAGTTATAAGTTCTTAGAACATTGATTGATTCTCCACCTGTTGATGAAGCACTACTTGTTTTACCACCTCTTGAAAGTTGGAAAACTTCAGCCTTAGTTTGATAGTTTGATGGACTTATATCACCGACATCAAATTGAAGATCGTTGATTTTATTACTCCATTGTTCCATTGCGTCTCTAATATTAAATTTAGAGTCGTTAATAACAGTTACTGTCCAAGGATCAAATGTGCGATCTCCAGCTACAGGGAGAACACGACCTCTAAATGGAACTGGTATATTTCCGATATTAGCAGCTGGTATTTCAGCTGCTTTGACCATGAATCTTACATCATCTCTGTAATCGGCTTGACCAATAACACCATCTGGTAACTCAATATTCACTTCAAATAGATTTGGTCTTGCACCACCACCAACTAATCTATCTCTAAAATTAGTGATGTTTCTTTCTGCGAATGTTGCCATTTTCTTTTTTTAACTCCTGTTGTTATTTAGATGGACTTTAATTAAACTCGACCAGCGACTTCTTGGAAGCTAACTCCAGTTCTAGTCGCAACAAATGTAAGACCGATGAAGTTGATCGAACGAGCTGGTTTGATAAAGATATCGCACTTAAACTCATTTGCATCAATCACGTCTGGTGTGTTATTTGTTTCGTCACAAATAACTAAGAAGTCCGTAATACCTCTCTTAGATTGAACTCCACGAAGGAATGGTTCAACAATATTACGGAAGTTCGCTCTCGTAATTTCATCGTTAAACTCAAAGAGTTGAGTTCTTGCAGCAATTTCAATTCTTGCCTCTAAGTTCAAGAATAAACGACGAACGTTAATTCTATCAAAGGCGGAAGCAATTGCTAATCCAGTTTTATCACCAAATAAGAGGAATCCACCGCCAGGTGAGAATATCACTGGGTTGATTCTCTTCACATATAGAGAATCTCTTTCTACTTTATTAGGATTATATGCAAGTTTAACGGTATTCAAGATGTTTCCTCTTTGAGGCCCAGCTGGTGAGAACCAAGGGAACTGTTCCTCAGATGTTCTTGCCATCAATCCACCAATGTCACCATTAAGTGGCATAAATCTGAATGCGTTGTTAAATCTATCAAACTGATATTTGTAACCTGAGTCAAAGACTGCGAATGATGATGATGTAATTGGATCATAGAACTGTATAACGTTCTTAGTTTGTTGTTTCGCATTAGTTATGTTAACAACTGTCTCTCTGTTTGGAGAGATAACTGCTAAACAATCCTTTCTTTGTTCTGCGATTGCAATTAATTTATTTGCTTTTGCTTGTGATTCTGTCTGACTACCTGTGATGCCAGGGCCGTTAAGTAAGAAGTTAACTGAATACTCTGCCTCATTCTCAAAGATTTCATAACCACCGATTATATTTCCGAGAGATGTTGAGTAACCACCTTCTGTACTTACACCAGAGTAATCCTTACCACCTTGTAGTTCATAAAGTTTATTACCCACAAAGTTAAAGTTTACATCCTGTGCATCCTGACTCCAAGTATTATCTGATGTTGATGATGGAGTAAATGCAGTTATGATACCAGATGCAATTGATCCGTTTCCTGTTGCAATTCCAATAAAGATGTTGTTAGATCTTTCTGAAACATGATCTTTATAATAGATCGCATCTCCAAAAGAGTTCTTTGCATCATCTGCCTTTGATAAGAAGGTAAACTTCTCAAGAATTGCACCTGTTGCTCCAGATATTTTTCCACTATCATCTATAACAACGATGTGAAGTTCATCATTAGAACCATTTCTTGCTGCGGAATATCCACTAGTGCCTGGTTTTTCAGCAATCTCTTTCCACTGTAATGCACCATTCTTTAATTGAATGTACTGATTATCATACCAATCATCAACTTGGAAGACTGTTGCACAAGTTGAAATACCAGCGTCGGGGTTTGCAATAGTTGAAGAACTACTTGAAAATAGAACGCCAGGGCCAGGTAATGTATTACTTGTTTTTGTTCCTGTTGTAAATGCGAAGATTCCATCTTCTGTGTAACTTACTGGGAAAATTGTTCCAGCAGCAGAAACACGATTTACAACCTTAACATCAACTGTACTTGCACCAACACCAGTAACAATACCTTGAACATATCCGTCTGCGGTTGATGTTGTGCCAGGGCCAACAATTGTTCCACTTATAGGTTGTGTAACACCCATACCAACACTAACGTTTGCTACCACATGAGGTGTAACATGAAGTTGTTGGTCTGCAGCACCATCAATGTATGCAACCTTCATTCCGTTTGCATAACTGCCTGGGTTTCTTGCAGCTAATCTATATGTAACAGCGTCTTCATAATTATTTTGATAATCTTCAAAAGATTTAATTTTAAGACTTGAAGTTGATCCAATACCTGTTGGATGTGTTGTAGGCATACCACCTACGTTTGCGTTATTTAAATTCGCACCATCTGCTCTAACGACTCTTAATACACCACCATACTGTAGATAGTTTGAAGCAGTGTACCAATATTCGTATTGCCTATCGTTTGTTTTTGGTTTTCCAAAAAGATCGATCATATCTTGCTCATTTTCAATAAGCAAAGGTTCTAGTACAGGGCCTCTTTCAAAAGGGCCTACTATTGCACCTGTCTGATCACTTATGGAGTCAATTCTACCAACCGTAAGGTCAACTTCCCTAACCTTAACGCCTGGAGATACTAAACCTATGCCAGCCATGTTTTTCTCCGAAGTTCCACGTTGTTTTACTAAATTTATTTATGAAATGCTACCTCTCTAAATGGGGAAACATGACGTAAACACTACCAATCTGGATATATATCCACTATCTCCTTTCTCTTCCTTGATTCTATGACCCTTTTAATAGAACACCTTTTACACTCATATGCATATGCTGATGGTACATTTCCTCTATCTTTTCTTGTTTTATAAAAATCATTAATTAATTCCTTTGTTTCACCACACATCTTACATTTTCTCTGTTTAAAGAGTAAATGTTCTAACTCAAAAGAAGCTTCTAATTCCATTCTCTTTTCAACTGTCTTACATCTGTAACACCAAAAAGTGACCTACATCTTTGTTCAGCATCTTCCCTTAAATTGGATGTTGATAAAAATTCTACTTTCTGTAATCTATTTGATGACAAAAGTATTTGTGCTGACCATCTATACTCTTTCATCGGTAATCCCACATGTAAGAGCGATCACCATATTCATCAGTATGCCATCTATCTCCTTCAGAATCAACAAAACTTTCTTCTTCTGTTCCATCAACAATAAAACCAAAAGGTGACATATCTTGTTCAATCTGATCTCTTTGATCTTCATATATTCTTTTTCTTACATCTTGATCCGTAAGTTCTTTAAAATAATCTTGTTGAACTAACCATGCATATATGACAAGACACATTGCTAAGTCATCATTACATCCCTCTTCTGCTTCAAAGGAGTTACTCTTTTGAATGAATGTAGTAAGTTCAGATATGATATCATAATCATTGAATATTACTTTTTCATCTTCAATCAAAGTTTTAAGGTTGGAACATCCAACCTTCTTTACAGTCTTGGACATCTTAACTCCAAGTTGTGTCTTCTTACCCGAAAATCCTTGTCCTACAATCTGACCAGCACGACCCCTCATAGAACATAATAGTAAATTATCATATTCCAAATCATACTGTATGATACTTGCAACTTGATCTCCGATATCATTTACCTCACATAAAATAAAAGCATTGTTATATGCCTTCGCAATATCTACAATGATACTGGGGAATAACATTGGTTTTATTTCATTATTCTTATACTTACCTATGACTTTATGGGGAAAGGATGTGATATCAGTAATTATAAATGCAGAATAATCAATACCTACACCACGAGCAACGTCAACTGTGAGTACATAATCATGATTCTTAATTGGTTCAAAATAGATATCTAATCCACGATTACTCTTAATTGGTTCATCATATACTAATGACTTTAACTTTGCAGAACTAATCAAAGTATCAACAGAACCTAAAAATTCACATTCAAACTCAACACGAAACTGTTGTTCTGATGTGTTTGCGATTGTTTGTTCTTTCCAAACTGAATCTCTGCCTGGCACTTCAGACCAGTGAACTTCAGTTGGTACATATTCATTTTTATTTCTTTCAGCATCATGCCACATACGGTAGAAATGATTCATACCATGTGGTGTTGATACAACTATGACTTTTGTTCTTTGCCCAGATGATATAGTAGGATAAACAGAGGCAAAGAATTGATCAGCAATGTGATTCGGGATAAAAGCGAACTCGTCAAGAAAGATGACATTATAGGATCCACCACGGACAGCAGATGCAGACGTAGATGCAGCGAGAATTTTTGATCCATTTTCTAATTCGAGTGATCCTTTGTTCCAAACAAGAACACCCTGTTGCATCCATTTAGGTAAGTTTTCATACGCAAGTTGTAATCTACCTAAAAGGTCACGAGCAGTTGACGCTTTGTTTGCAAGTATTGCTATATTTACATTATCATTAAAAACTGCATAATGCAACAAATAAGATACCACAGTCGTAGACTTACCAGTCTGTCGAGGCATCTTACAGATATTAAATCTTTCGTTGTGAAAATTATTAATTAACTTTTCTTGGAATGGGTACAAACTAAAATTAACTAAACCCTCATCAAGAGAAACTATTTTAATATAATTTTTTGCAAAATAAACAGGATCATCCTTACATTTAATGAACTCCTCAATATTTTCTTGAGTAAATTCAACTTTTACATTCGCTTTCTTTAGATTCGGATTACCAAGATATACAGTATCAGACATAATAAATTAAAATAAAATTAACACTTCCAACGTTTTCGTGCTTGTCTCAATCTACTATTTGGGTCTTTTGCAGCCTTTGGAAATTTCTTCATTTGCCCTGCACTTCTAGCACAGTAACTCTTTCTCCTCTTTGCATCTTTAGATCCCTTTTTAACTTTACCAGTTACAGCAGTTTGAAGTTTTGAGCCTGGGTTTTTGCGACGATACGCAGCAACACCTTTCTGTGTCATTCCAGCACCACTCTTTGTGGGTCTTTTGTGTCCAGACTTGACACTCATACCCTTCATGTCATCTTCAGTTACATATTCTTCAGCAAATTTTGAGTTTGGATCTGGTTTTATATTTCTTCTGCTAATTGGAAAAGTCGCTATTTTAATTAAATCTCTTGCAGTATTACCAAGAGTTTTTGTTTTTGCTTTACCTGTGACTGCATTTGTACCACCACCTCCACCACCAAGACCTGGCAATGATGGTGGAATTTTCATACCATCTACTGCTTCAGCAGTTGTGGTTGTATGATCTTCATCTGGTTCATTTTTTTCAAGGTTTTCTTTCTTTTTCTTTTTTGATATCTTAGGGCCACCAACTAGATCACCATACTCATCTCTTTCTTCTTTTTCCTCACCAACCATTACAGTAGGTTCGCCTGGTTCAAGTTCTCTAGGTAAAAATGACAATACTCTTGCATCAGGATAAATCTTTTGAACTTCCTTTTCTACCTGTTTACGAGTTGGTTTAGAAACAGATGGTACAAACATCTGTATCATGTATGTTTTACCTCTCCATGTCAATATGACTCTATAGGTATGTCCATTTTTTACAAGACGAATTTTTGATTCAGAAGCTAATTCTACATGATCTCTAATATCATCAGGCACATTATCTTCACTACCCGAAATTTTGTCAGCATATTCTTGTCTTTGTTTTTTTCTTCTTAACCTAGCACCAGCATCCATTGCTTTTTTAGGTTTTCTCTCTTCTCCTTCTTCAGATTCTTTCTTTTTTCTTCTTAAAAATTGAATTGCTTCTACTACCTTCTTTTTATCCTCTTCTTTCTTTTTCTTTTTAATAAAAGATGCCATCGCACCTTTTGGTTTTCCATCACCTTTGTATAAACCATAAGATGTTCCCTCTCCAACTAACTCATGAGTTGTTTTATCATTCACACGTTGTTGATAGTCTTTTTGATTTATTGTAGGAGCTATGATAGGTTTATTGATAAATTCTTTTGTTTTCTTTATTACTTTCTTACCAACATTTTTTAAATTATCTACTATACCCTCATCGACGTTATCCTTTTTCTTACCTCTTCTTTCTTCATGTTCTTTTTTTCTTTTCTGTGTAAGTTCTGCGGCCTCTGAATCTTTTTGACCAAAATATCCTCTAGGCTCTGTGCTACCTTTTTTACCAAATCTTCTTTCATTTCTTTCTTGTGATTTAGAAAGATTTGATATATAATCCTTTTCTTTTTTTGCTTCATCCATGTATGATTCTTTCTTCACACAACGATTATAAGTTTTACCGAATAATTTTTGTGTTCCTTTCTTTTCATAACCTTTCCAACATTTCTTACCTTCTTTAATCTCAATCATACCAGCAGCTTCAAGTGCTGCAATTTCCATTGGTGAAAATCCCTCATTCTTAGATTTATTACCCCAGTTTGCTGCACCAACCTTACGACACTTCACTAAGGCACCAGATGCATATGCACTTGGCCATACAGAGTATCTTGACTTAACCTTATGATAGCAAGCATCTTTTGATCCACTACCCTTACCTTTCTTATCTTTGGCTTCATTCATTGTATCCTTTCTGACATACTCTTTTCCACCAGCTCCTATGTCAGTGACCTTAACTCCAATTTTTTTCTTAGGGTTAAGTTTAATCTCAACCTTTTTCTTTTCATTTATAAAAGATTCTTTTGTATCTTTTTTCTTAGGTTTCCCAAAGTGTTTTGCAATATTATCTTCCACCTTTTTCAAAGCTTCTGGATGTGACTTACTAAGATCAGCAGTTCCTTTGTATCCTTCGACAACTTTATTTCGATTAAAATAATTCTCTTTCATTTTCCTTTTGGGATCTGTAGAAACGTTTGTTGGTTTTGCTGCACCTGACTTCTGTGGTTGATTAGGATCAGCAGCTCTCTTTCTTCTTGCAGCACTATCTCTTTCTTTCTTACTCATTGATCTTCTCTTAGAAGATGACACACACTTAGGAGTTGATTTCTGGCCAGGTTGTCTAGCACATGGTTTCCCATCATACTTACCACCAACTTGAACCCATCCTTTTACCTTACGACCAGATTTGGTAGTACCACTTGATTTACCAAACCACGCACGAAGACCTTCTTCGCTTACATTATATTTATCATCTTCAACACCTTCTACCGATTCCTTTGTATCAGACTTCTTCTTATCAGCAATCTGTTTTCTTAAACTTCGATAATCAAAACGAGTTTTTATCTCTCTTGCTTTGTCTTGATCTTTAGGATCATCACTCATAGCAAGAACAGATGCTTTTTCTAAAGAAGCTAATCTACCCTCTTTCATCGCTTGTTTACGAATTGTGGCAAAATAAATTTTCTTTCCTTCCTCTTCACCATATTGATCTTTCATATTCTTTTTCATATCAGACTTATCATACTTCTTCTTCAACATAGTATCCTTTCTCTTTTCTGCTGGAGTCATCTTCTCTTCATTCATTTTCTTAGTTTTCTTCTTCATCGAATTGATGTACTTTCGATAGACTGCTGCTTCAGAGGTCTTACCCATCTCTCTCGCCCTTTGTTCCATAGCAACAGCCGCTTGAATCTTATGAGCATGCGATCTAGAAGAATTCCTGATCTTTGAGACAGACGCTTTTGCTTTAGCAACGTCCTTGAAACCAAGTCCATGAATAGTTCCTTTAGGATCTTCATCAGTATATAAGTCAGAGTGTTTTTTAGATTTTGCTGGTTGTCCTTTCTTACGAGGTATGCGAGGATTTGAATTTTCGTAAACTACCGATTCCCCGACTCCGCCTGAGCCATTACCACCACCATTACCACCAGAGCCACCGTTACCATTTCCAGCGCCATTCCCGCCGTTCCCATTTCCGTTAGAATTTCCGTTACCATTTTTCTTTGTTTCGTTATCATCGTCTCGTGCAAGATAACCACGAGCTCCTATATGATACCCACGAGGTATCTTTTTACACTTCTTATCATCGAAGCAATAGTATTTGCCTGGAGGACATTTCTTAGCCATTATTTTTTAGATACGCCTTCGATAAGATACTTTTCTTTTGATGATGCTTTCTCAGCAGCATACAGTGCAAATGATTTTGTGGCAATCAATGACATAATATGTTTGATGTTGTTACTATCATTTTCATCAAGAGGGCCTGCTAAACCAATAAGGGCTCCTGTGACAATACCCAATTCAACGAGAACAACAAGAAAAATGAGTTTCAATGCCCATTGTCCTGTTTCAAAAAATTTTTTAATTTGTTCTGCTGCAAACTTTTTCATATTAGATATTCCGCTAGATGTATTTATACTTTTGTTAAGGTAGCAACTACTTTGAAAACAGTAGAACTACTTGATGATGGAGTTGCAAGTAATCTTACAAACCCATCACTAATATCAGAATCAAAAGTTGCAAGTTGAGAACCTGTTTTGATTGTTGCATATTCAGTGCCATATGATGAAGTTCCATCATGGACAAGATATACTTCGGTAATATGATATTCTGAACCTCTGGTAACTTGAACTTGCCATTTTGCAGAACGATATGTCGCTGCTGGAAAAGTATCAATCGCAGTTTGAGATGTTGAAGTAACAGTAGTTGAACCACTATAAACAAAACCCTGTGACATATAAACATTACCTGTCAAGTCACCTGTTGTATCACCAGTTAAATCACCTACAAAACTGGTTGCAGTTACAATTCCAGATGTATTGATTGATACTGTGCTTCCAATTCCTACAGACTTTGGAGTACCCTTAGCATCTGTAAATTCAATCTCACCTTTTGTATCTTGTTTAATTGTGATTGTATTTGCAATACCAATTACAATCTCTTCAAGACCTCGAAGTTGTTTTGCATTTGGGTCAAGAACAATCGAACCTGTACCAATTGTCAAAATACCAGTAACTCTGGCATCTCCAGTCACAACTAAATCTTCACCATAAACTCCTGTATCTACACCAACATGAACTTTAGTTGAACTTGTAATACCTGTTGCAAATACGTCACCATCTTTACTCAGTGTGATGCCACTACCAACTAAAACTCCAGCTCTTGCGGTAATTATTCCAATCGAATCTACGTTGGTTACATCTTCATAAGTTAGAACTCCACCTACACTTACATTACCTGAAAATGTACCTGTCGTTCCTGAAACATTACCTGTCAAATCTCCAACAAAACTACTTGAAGTAGTTACGCCTGTTGCAAATACATTTCCGTCAGGACTAAGAGTAACACCCGACCCAATAAGAGTATCATTTCTAAATGTCGCAATTCCAGCAACATCTAAGATACCTGTTCTTACATTTGCAGTAGTTATACCACTACCACTGGCATCTGCACCTACAAATTTACCACTTGATTCATCATATTTTAAAAACTTACCATCTACTTTTGCAGTATCTTCATCAACATCATCAAGTTTTAAAAGATTAACTTCACCAGATCCTGGCCCATGTGCAAGAACTTTATATAATATATCTCTTACTTGTTTAATCTCAGCCTTAAGATCATCTACACTGGTTTCATCTGCATTTTCAACTTCTTCTTTAATATTTGTCTCTTCAATAAATTTGATTGCTTTGGCAACAGTATCACTTATTTCTGGTGTCTTAATTGGTTCTGGTTCGATAATATTTACTGCATCAACCTCAGTAAATTTGATGTCCTCACCATTGTTCCAATCTTGAACAAGCAAAGGATCTTCTTCCTCTAATTTTGATACGTCAAAATCTTCAGGCACTCCAACAGTAACAGATGGTTCTGTGAAATCCTTAACTTCCTTTGGTTTTTCAATTGTATCGATTATTGAATCTAATTGTTCTATTAACTTTTCTTCTTTCTTCTTTTGTTTCTTTTGATTTACTTTTGCCTCTTTAAGTCCAGTAACCACAGTCGAAGTCATGACATCAAGATTGATGTCAGCTTCCTTGAGAAGATTATCAAACTCCTCTTTCTTTTCTTTTTTTGCCTTTCCAAGAAGACTAAAAAATTCTGTTAGTTCTGGAGATTTCATTTATCATCTTTATTTTGATTCTTGATTAATTTTGATAACTCCGCTGTTGATCCTACAAATAATGCGTTTGTAACATTAGTAGGGCCTTTGTTTGGATCTTTTTCTAAATCCTTCATCTTCTGTTGTAAGTCAATTAATTTATCTGTTGTATCTGCAACTGCTTTAATTGTAGTTGCAGCAACTTCATATGCTCTTGCAGAATCTGATTCTTGGGCTAATTCCAATATACCGTTTACCGCTTCTTGTCCTTTTTCAACTAATGAATATAAATTTGCACGACTGTATTCATAATCCTTTTCAGAATCATCTTGATCACTCTTTTTAAGTTGATTCTTTCGAGGTTCAATCTTATTAGTTTCAACTACCTCTGTATCAACGTTAAGTGCTTCCTCGATAGAATCAAAATTTTTCATAACTCTCCTAAATGTCTATACCTTGAGAAGGACTAGATGTTTTACCATCAGCAAAGAATGATGTCATTTCATCAAATCCAAAGTCATCACCAAACTCAATTGATGCATTATCAGTTGCACTGAGAACACCGATAGCTGCATTGTGTTCATGTTTTGCAGCTATTGTATTATCATATGCACGATATACAGTCACATTCT